AACGACAGTCTTCGACTGTCTGGCCGAGCGCCGTCAATACGGCCCTCAGCTATTGGCGAGCCCGGGGCAAAGTCCCGGGTCGTCACTGTGGGAGAAGACTGGCTGACAATGTTATTGCAGCCATGGTCTCACCACGTGATAGGTGCTTTAAGAAACCACCCATCTGCCAGATCGGGTCTCACCCGAGGCTGGCAACTCTATGAGTGGGTGAAGCGACAAGGAAACCTTGATGCTCCACCTGCAGGTGATCGCTACTATTTGAGCAGCGATCTTACTACGGCAACAGATTTCTGTGTGCACGAGTACTCTCTAGCAATGCTAGAGGGCCTGCATCGTGGGTTGGAACGGGCCAGTGACCCGTATTTCAACCTATGTGCACGTCTACTATGTAGTGGACGTGTATACGAGGGTGACATTATCAAAGAAAACTTTGATAAAGTCACAACCCGGGGCATCCTAATGGGAGACCCCGGGGCGAAGATAGTATTGACTATGCACAACCTTTGTGCAGAGTCAGAAGCCTATCTTCGCTACGTCAGTAACCTTACTGACGCGTCAGATGAAGAGTTTCTCTTTCATCTGAAGACCAGAGGAGGATTTCCACCTAGTAGGTGGCGATGCTTCTCGTGTTCGGGCGATGACCACTTTGGTCAAGGTCCGAGGTCATACCTTTCGCGTATTACGCGAAACCACGACTTAAACGGAATGTCCGTGTCGTGGCCGCAAAACTTCTTAAGTTTGCGTGGTGGTTTCTACTGTGAGGAGATGCTCCTCACGGTAGGTCTGGATGATGGTCAGATCTGGAAGAGGCAATTACCTCTTCGGGACGTACCATATCCAGAACAGCCTCACATCGATGCGATGAAAGTGAGGCTACTTTCCCCATGTGCTAAGGAGCACGAGGGAAAGGATGAGCCAAACCCTGCCATTGGCAAGGCTCGCCAGATGCATGGCATGCTGGCCTGGCTCGGAGGAGGGTTTGAACTTTTAGTTCCCCTCTTCAGCAAACGTTGGGAGCAGAGGATGAAGGCTTTCCTTCCACCCTCTCTTGCGTTCAGATACCTTCCAGTAAAACTGGGAGGTATTGAAGCTCCCGCCTACCATCGGTCAAAGACCGACATTAGGCAAGCCCTCAGACAATTGCCTGAGGTGCATCTGGTCGCCATCAAGAAAGTACTTGATGGCACAGCCGGCCACATGGTAACTCGTTGCCTCGCAAGTTTTGCGACCAACGCTAGAGCACGTGGCATCTCCGCCGATCTGATCGAAGATCAGATCAGGGAGACTCTACTCCAAGCCGACCTTGTCGGCGGAGTAGACGATCTAGGCTTGTTTAAAACATGTCTAGATCGTGGTCTTCTATTCACCGAAGAGACTTCTCTCGGTGATGCCCTTGAAGACCCTGTCCTCGTCTGGAGAAATCTCCGGTACAAGGACAAAGCTGCACTCGCAAAGCGATTGCGGCTTGTGGACGTCCATCAGGCCATTGACCTGATTGGGCGTCCCTACCTTTTCAGGGATATGATTTTCCCTGAAATTAGTCGCCGGCACGGAATAGATCCGTACCGGTCCAAGTCGTATGAAAACATACCTTGGGCGACGCGGCAGAGTAAGTTTTACGAGAATCTCTCGTGGAACTTACCGACCTCGGATTGGAGTATTACTCCATCCGAGAAGGGCGACCTAGTCGACAAATTAGCCGACTGGGCAGTCGAGAATAAGCCTCTCGACATCCCCAGGGAAGTATATTTCTTCCCTGAGCGTGTCGTAGTGCACAAGAAGCTTGCTACACTGCGAACACCCCTGTGAAGCTATTAGCTCACGGGAGCGGGATAGGTGGTAAACCGGTTTACGAAGCCGTAGCCACTACGGGTTGCACCTACCCAGGTGTATCCTTTGCAGATCTTATCTGCAAAAGATAAAATCTGTAAAACCTGCGTAGACACATGGTGGCCACGGCTTCCAATGTAGAAGCGCAGAAACGCCAGGTTGAGTCGCCGTTCAACGACTCCTTGAGGGTGGTGGGCCTTGCCCACGCCCTCGAGGCCTACATTGACAAGCCAATGGCTGTCAAGGTAGGCGTAGGTGGCCGCGAAAGTCGCCGCCATCTAGCGGAGCGGATCCGGAGTCACTACCCGGATCTAGCTCCCGATGTTTGCGATAAAATCGCAAGCAAAGGCAAAGACTCACTTAAGCGAGTGAGCAATTGCGTTGAGGCGATCAAGGACTGCTTGATCACTTCGACTCCTGAGGGGATAAGATCCCTCCAGGAGTCTCCAGAATATAAGAAACTTATACACTGGGCGTACTCGAAGGGTGCTCATAGCACCGATCGGGTCACTAAGGAGTGGAAGTGCTTCGCTGCACTCCTTAAATGGCGAGCATTGCAGTCAGAGACTGCAACTCCCGCGCTGCCCCGGGACTTTCCCGGGTACGGTTCCTCGTGGACGGACGCCACGAAACTTCCGCCATTTTGGCGGAAGCTCGTTCCATGGTTGGTACCAATCATGAAACGGGGACTGACGAGTAAGGTCGAAGCGACCCGACTCTGCCATTTCGTCACCAGCAGGAATTTTCCTGCTGGTGGAAAGTCCACGCGCAATGAGTCTCTGAGGAAACACTCAGAGACTCTGCATTCACGCGCACCTGTTTGTGAGACAAGACAAGCTATTTTATCTCACATTTCTTACCTCATAGGTAAGCAGGTAAAGAAGTGGTGCTCCGAGGCTGGTTATACCAGCCTCGGCCACACGTCGATGACTGGCAATGCCAGTTTAGATTCATCGACGGATGAGGGTGGGCGTGCCGCCGAGATCGGAATAAAATTCCGATCTTGGTTGGCCCACACCCCGGACCACAGCGTCTTAGAGACGACGTGGTTCGGCGAGCCCTACTGGCTAGAAGCCGGTAGGCCGCGATGGCAAACCATGTGCAGATCAAATCTGTCACATGAGTTGCACCATGAGGCCGGCGAAAGCGACGACCGCATGGACCTCGACTTTGAAAATTTCAAACTCGAGGATCCCCTGTATGGATTGGACGATCGGACGGGTTATCAACTCCTCCAATGGTCCATCGAAGAGGGCCTAAAACAAGGAATCTTGTTAGGCTCCCCATACTATAGGGAAAATGACATGCTTCGCATGTCTGGCCGACAGCCGTCAATACGACCGTCAGCTATTGGCGAACCCGGGGCAAAGTCCCGGGTCGTCACAGTGGGGGAGGACTGGTTGACAATGTTATTGCAACCATGGTCCCACCACGTGATAGGTGCTTTAAGAAACCACCCATCTGCCAGATCGGGTCTTACCCGAGGCTGGCAACTCTATGAGTGGGTGAAGCGACAAGGAAACCTTGATGCTCCACCTGCAGGTGATCGCTACTACTTAAGTAGCGACCTTACTACGGCAACAGATTTCTGTGTGCACGAGTACTCTCTAGCAATGCTAGAGGGCCTGCATCGTGGGTTGGAACGGGCCAGTGACCCGTACTTCAACCTTTGTGCACGTCTACTATGTAGTGGACGTGTATACG